ATGAGTAATGTAAAAATAGATAGCCTTTCATCTGAAGTGATGAAGGAACTTGAAAAATATGCTGATGTTACAACTGAAAATGTGAAAAAAGCAGTTCAAAATGCAGGAAAGACTGTGCGTGATGAAATTAAAGCAAGTGCTCCAAGTGATACAGGTAAGTATTCTAAAAGCTGGACGATAAAAACTGTGAGAGAAACGTCAAGCAGTCTGCAACTTGTCGTTCATTCTAAAAATAGATATCAGCTCACCCATCTTCTTGAGTTTGGTCATGCAAAGCGTGGTGGAGGAAGAGTATCTGCTAGACCTCACATTGCAAATGCTGAAGAAAAGGCTATAAAGGTATTTGAAGAAGAGATAAAGGAGGCTATTTCCAATGGATAAGTTACTTGAAATTATAGAAAAAATTGGGTTTCCGAGTGCTTATCACCATTTTGCAGAAGGTGAATCACCTAATCCACCTTTTCTTATTTACATCTTGTCAGCAAGCGATAACTTTTCAGCGGATGGAAGAGTGTATTTTAAAGCAAATGAAGTTCATATTGAAGTTTATACAGATTACAAAAATCTAGATATAGAAAAGAAGGTAGAAGTCGTACTAGATGAGTACGACATTTTTTATAACAAATCAGAGGTATATATAGAGTCTGAAAAACTCTATGAAGTCCTATATATTTTTGAAATGGAGGTAAAGACAAATGGGAAATAAGGTAAAGTATAACCTTAAAAATGTTCATGCTGCAAAGCTGAAAAAAGATACAAGTGGTGCATTTACTTACGAAAATCCAAAGGCAATTCCGGGAGCTGTCAGTATCAGTCTTGATGCTGAAGGGGAGTCTAGCCCTTTTTATGCTGATGGTATTGTGTATTTTAGATCAACTGCCAATAACGGATATAGTGGGGATTTAGAGATTGCACTTATCCCAGAGTGGTTTAGAACAGAAATTCTAAAAGAAGAACTTGATAGAAATGGTGTGCTTGTAGAAAAGGCAAACGTATCTGAAACAGAAAAGTTTGCACTGTTATTTGAATTTGATGGTGATGTAAATGCAATTAGACACGTTCTATATAACTGTTCTGCATCAAGACCATCTATTGAATCAGAAACTAAAGAAGATACGATCGAACCAGGAACAGAAACACTATCACTTACAGCAGATCCAAGAGAGGACGGTCTTGTAAAATCAAGAACTGGAGATACTACATCAGCAGATACTTATGCTAATTGGTATAAGAATGTGTATGTTCCACAGGCTAAAGGTGAAGCACCTAAACCTACAGGACATTAAGGAGGATTTTTATGCTAGAAAAAACAGTAAGAGTAGGAGAGGTTGATGTAAAGTTTCGTTCGTCAGCTACAATACCAAGACTATACAGAATTAAATTTAAGAGAGATATTTTCAAGGACCTATCAAAGCTGGAAAAAACTTTCAAAGCAAGTGAGGGTTCATTTGAAATAGATGACCTTGAAATATTTGAAAATGTAGCCTACATAATGGCTTACCATGCAGATAGGAGTATTGCTGGAAATATTGATGATTGGCTTGACCAGTTTGAGATGTTTTCCATTTATGAGATTCTACCTGAAATACTTGAACTTTGGGGAGCAAACCTTGAGACGGAAGTTCAGTCTAAAAAAAACTTCCAAAAAGTAGCAGGGAAATGACAACAGCCCTATTTTTATTAAGATGCGTGGAAATAGGGATAAACATTTCTGAACTTGATTTACTTACAATCGGTATGGTACTGGATATCTGGACTGAAAAATCAAATGATGGTGTTAAATATAGCAAGGTGGCTGGACAGGCGGAGTTTGATAAATTCTAATTTAAGGTCTTGAGTAGACATGGTATAATAAGGGTAATAAATAAAAAACAAATTTGAATTT